ACCGCAGTAACTTTAAATACTACTAAAGGTGTAATTACAACTGATACAACTTCTTTAGCAACAGCTACTAGTGCAGTTTTTACAATAAACAATTCTACAGTAAAAGCTGATTCAGTAATTAACGCTACTATGAATACTACAAATTTAACAGGTTATGCTGTACACTTTAGTATTGAAAGTGTAGTTGCAGGATCTTTTAAAATTCGTTACCTTAATTCAACAGGTAGTGCTATTACTACTGCTGTTCTTTTTAACTTTGTAGTAAACAACTAATTAATAACAAATATCTCAATAAATAAAATTTAAAATTAAAAACAATGTCAATTCATAAAGTAACAAACACATTTGTAGGTAATGGTTCAGCATTAGAAGCTGACGTTAATACATTAACACCTGGTAAATTAGGTCTATTTACTATGGGAAACACAGCATTAACTACAGCTTATGTAGCTAGTTCTGCTACACAAAAAATCCAAGTATCTGAAACATTTGCTGATGGTTCTTTCAAAAAATCAATGTTAATTGATGGAGCTTCAGTTGTTGGTGCTCGTGGTAAGCGTTATACACCAGCTACTCGTGATGTATGGGCTATTGGTTATGACCGTAAATTAGCAACAGGTTCAATTGAAGTAAACAATGCTGCTGATTATACAGCAAGTATTCGTTTTAAGAATGATAAATCTTTATATTCTGAAAGACCAGAAATGTTAAGAATTAACTTTACTTCTTCTGCAACAGCTACTCAATTAAATATTGCTACTCAAATTGCAGGTGCAATTAATAACAGTGGTTATAAAACATTAGTAAAAGCCGTTGTAGTTGGTAATGGTACAGGTGTATATGGTTTAACTGCAGCTACTGCTTGGGGTGTTGAAATCTCTGCTTTAGATATTAATCAATTTCGTAGTTCAACTTACAAAGAAAACCGTGTATATTTTTCAGTTCAAGTAGAAGATGCTACAGGATTTGGTTCTAGTACAACTTGTACTCAAATTTCTGCAAATAATCCAGGAGAAGGAACTTATAATTATCTTTATAACAAAGAAAACTTTGATTATCAATATGAAGGTTTATCTAATCGTAGATTATGGCCAGCTCAACAAGTTAGTTTTAATGTAGCTAACACAGGTTATTTAACATCAACAGTTGTAGCTACTACAGGTAACGTAGGTGTAACAATTAACTCTGATGTAGTAACATTTGCTACAAGTAATGCTATTGTTCGTGCAGGTGAATTAGTATCTTTAGATGGAACAATATATGAAGTTAAATATTTAATCAGTACTACTTCTGCAGTATTAACTACTCCATTTGTTGGAGCAACTAATGCTACTGCTGTATTATTATTTAAATATTTCTACAATATGATTGTATTAGAATTTACTGACAACTCATTTACTTCAGGTGCAGATTTAATTTCTGTAGCTCGTAAATCAGTTTATATTGCAACTCCAGCTATTACTGCTGGTGCAGCTTATACAGCTATTTCTGCAGGTTCATTAGAAGGTGCTACATTGTTAACTAACTTAAATGCTTGGTTAGCAACTACTCCTGCTGCTCCAGTATTAACTTATGCAGTTTAGTTCTTAAACTGCTTATTATACCTATCTGGTATATCAAACTTTAAAGCCTTAATTAGTATAATAAGCCCCTGGTTTTTCTTCCTTAAAAGTTTTCCAGGGGCTTTACTTATGCACTAAAAAATTTAAAAAAATGTCATTAATACTTAATTTTGAAATATGTCAATCCAATGGTTGTAAAGATTTAATCTTTTCAGAAACTACTGGTAAATATGATGCTACTTACAATACAGGTGGATATGGTGCACCTAATGAAACTACTGCTGCTGCAGTTACTGCAACATTAACTACAACAAATCCTAGTGGTTTAATAACCACTATTGACTTAATGCCTGAAGGATTTCCTACAGACGACATTGTTGCTGATGGTTATACAATTACTTCATCAACAGTTTTACCTGATGGAATGTACACATTTGTATATAATGTAACTTATGATTATCGTGGTACTATTGTTACATATAGTAAATCTATAAGTAAGTTATTTTATTGTAATGCAGAATGTTGTGTTAATCAAATGTTATCTAATTTAAACTTAACATGTGATTGTTGTGAAACTGATGAAAATATTAAAGATTATTACAAAGCTTGGACATTTTTACAAGCATTAAAAAATGCTGCTCAATGTGGTGATGTTACCACTTTCACTAACATCTTAAAAATAATTACAAAATTATGTAAAAATAATAATTGTAAAACTTGCAAATAACAAATAAAAACCTTATATTATATAACCATGTGTGATTGCTGTAAAAAAATAATAGTCCAAACAAATACTAATACATCAGTAAATACTGTAGATTTTGCATCCGTAGAAGCTATTGATATTTTAAAAGATACTTCTTACGCATTTGAATATACTGCACTAGAAGATGGAGATTACATTCTTCAATTAGAATTGTATATTAATATTACTCTTGGTGACTCAGGAGCCTATTTAAGTTCACAATTAATTAAAAATAGTATTGTAGAATCAAATATTAACGCTAGTCATAGTGTAGGTCCTGATGAAATATCTGAAACTACATATACTCATAATTGTAAAATTATAGGAGTTGTTACAGGAGATACAATGGGATTTAGAATATCTTCTTCTGGATCAGATTCATATATAAATAATGGATCAATAATTATTACAAAAGTAGCATAAAATGGATGATTGTAGTCAACTAAATATACCTATAGGACCTCAAGGTCCAGAAGGTCCAGAAGGACCTCAGGGTATTCAAGGTATTCAGGGAGAAAAAGGTATTCAAGGTGATCCTGGAGTACAAGGTCCTAGTGGAGTTATTAGTGTAACTGCACCTATTACTAATACAGGTACTTCAACTTCTGCAATAATTGGTATTGATACTGCTGCATTAGTAACTATTATAAATAATTCTAGTTCAGGTGGTCTTGTTCCAACAGGAGCAATATTACCTTTTGGTTCATTAACTCCTCCAACAGGATGGGTAAGTTGCAATGGTCAAGAAGTTAATAGAGTAGGAACTTATGCTGCATTATTTGCAGTAATAGGTATAAGTTATGGTTCAGGTGATGCTGTTAATACTTTTAATTTACCTAATTTAAAAACAAGTGTACCAGTAGGATATGATTCTGCTACTGCACCATTTAATACAATGGGGAATGCAGGTGGTGAAATAAATCATTTATTACTTAATGCAGAATTACCTAAACATACTCATGTATTAAATCAAGGTGTAGATGGAGCTATTTTTGATCTTTCTATACCACATAGTCATAATTATAATCTTCAAGGTGGAAGTGTAAATAGAAATAGTAATTTAGCAGATCTTAGTGGTACAGGTGGTGAACCAGTAACTAATTTTGGTACTACAACAAATAATGGTGAACATAGACATACAGGTAATACTGGTGATGGTACAACTAATGGAGTATTAGGACAAACTCATAATAACATGCCACCATATGTAGTGTTTAATTACATAATTAAAATATAATAATATGTGTAACTGTAAAGAATTAACAATACCTATTGGTCCAACTGGTCCTCAAGGAACGCCTGGTAATAATGGTACAGATGGTGTTGATGGTACAAATGGCACTAATGGAACCGATGGAACTAATGGTACAAATGCTTTTAAATTTGTAAAACAATTTGTAACTAGTGAAATAGAACAACCTATTGTTATACCTTATAGTCAATGGTCATCTTGTGGAACTACACCTCAAGGTTGTTTAGCTGATGGAACTTTAACAAATCCTTTTATAGATATACATATTCAATTATGGAATTACAATATAAGTGAAAAAGGTGCTTATTGGTTATTATTAAGTAATGGTGCTTTTAGTACAACTTTTAGTTATAATGTTACTGTAAATCCTTCTACGGGAGATATTACAATTATAACAGATGGTAATTCAGGAACTTATAGATTAGTAATATTAGGATAATGACAGAAACAAATTTAAATATAGTATTATCTAACGCATTATGTTGCTCTAGTCAATTAGCAAATAATGTAGCTAATTTATATAACAAAGGTAACATTTGTGTAGATACTGAATTTGATAAATTAAAATTATTAATTGATAGAATTGAAGTATTAAAATGTTATAATTTTCCAATAATTACAATTATACCAAATACAAATAGTGAATTTGTTACAATTTTCTCAAATACTCAATTTAGTTGGTTATCAGAAATAGATTATTTAACTATTCAATTAAATATTAATGGAACAATATACACTCTTGTTTCAGATGGTGTAAATACAGGGTTTGAATTAATAGAAAATAAATTATTAGAATTAGGTATTTTAATTTCTTTTTTTAATAATAGAATTAGTATTAATTTAATATTAACTTGTAATATATTAAATATTAGTTTTACTGTACAATATGGAGGTGAAACTCCATTAGAATCTTTATTTGATAATACAATTCCTGGAATATGTACTTCTACAATAATAACACCTGTTGAAAATTGTTTAACAGAAGAACAAGCAGATATTATGATGCACGATGTAATGCGTCAATGTGATATTTGTGATTGCCAATTAACAACTTAAAATAAAATAAAATGAATTTACAATTTGGAAATCAAAGTAAAAGTTATTTAGACCAGTTACTTAAACAAAACCTTAATAGCTTTAAAGCTTTTAGTTATCAAAAACTAACAGTTACTGGTACTGCAGTAACATTAACTGTTCCTGCAAATGCAAAGTATGCAGAGATTAGATTAGAATCTTCAGTAACTGCATCTATCCCAATAAGATATTTAATTACAGGTGGTATTCCTACAGCAACTGATGGTATGGCTTTAAATAATTTAGATATATTTGATATAAGTGATTATCAAAATCTAGTTAATTTTAAAGCAATACAAACTGGTGCAGGTACTCATACTTTACATATTACTTATTATAAATAATAAACAATGATTTCAGCTTTTAAAAATATAAAAAGAGTATTTTCTCAAAATGGAGGAAGTGGAGCTGCTATTAACTTAGTAGGTTCTCCATGTGAAATTCAATTAGCTGCAAGTGATGAATCTACTGCTTTAACAACAGGTACAGCTAAGGTTAGCTTTAGAATGCCTTTTGCTATGACTTTAACAGAAGTTAGAGCTTCTTTAGTTACTGCTCAAGCAAGTGGCACTATATTTACAGTAGATATTAATGAAGCAGGAGTTAGTGTAATTTCTACTAAATTAACAATAGATAATACTGAATTAACAAGTGTAACTGCTGCAACACCTCCTGTAATATCAGATAGTGCTTTAGCAGATGATGCTTTAATAACTATTGATATTGACCAAATAGGAGATGGTACTGCTAAAGGTTTAAAGATATTATTAAAAGGAACTAGGGCATGATAATAAATCCTTACATATATGGAGTTGCAACTAGCTATGACCCAGATGCTCAGTTATTCTTTAATGCTCAAACAGGAGCAGGAGTAACTCTTACTACTACTGAAATGAATGCTGTTAATCAATGGGTAGTAGATAGCAAAGCAATAGGTATTTGGACTAAAATGAAAGCTGTTTATCCTTTCGTGGGAAATACAGCAAGTAGCCAGAAATGGAATTTAGTCAATCCCGTTGATAGCAACGCCGCTTATAGATTAGTGTTTAGCGGCGGAGGCACGTTTAGTAGTGCAGGGTATTTACCAAATGGAACTAATGCTTTTGCGGATACTTTTTTTATTCCAAGTGTTAATGGCACATTAAATAGTAATCATATTAGTTATTATAGTAGAACAAATAGTAATGGTACAGAAGTTGAAATCGGTACTAACATAAGCGGTGTAGTTCCAACAAGTATTTTAGAAATTAGAACATCTGGTGTTACTTATGCTGCAATAAACTCTGGTGCTACTTATACAACTTTTACTGATGCAAATTCTTTAGGTTTATATATTGGGAATAGAACAGCATCAAATGTAATTAAGTTACATAAAAACGCTTCAATTGTTGCAAGTGGAACAACAGCATCAACAAGTCAATCAACAAGTTCATTTGCAATTGGAGCGCTTAATTCAGGAACATTAAGACAGTTTTATACAACTAAACAATGTGCATTCGCTTCAATTGGAGATGGACTTACTGATTTAGAATCTCAACTATTCTATCAAATTACTGAAAAGTATCAAGTAGCATTAGGTAGGAATATCAATGCTACACAATCATTCTACTATAATAGTGCTTATAATAATGAAACAAATGCTTTCTTATTTAGCACACAAATAACTGATAACACTATTCAAACTGCTACTAATACTTTAGTTAGTGATTTAAAGACTGCTAATATCTTTACTAAGATGAAAGCTATCTACCCTATGGTGGGTGGAACTGCAACTACTTGTAAGTTTAATTTAGCTAATGCACAAGATAGCAATGCAGCATTTAGATTAGTATTTACAGGTGGTTTTACATTCTCATCAACAGGTGCTTTACCTAATGGCACAAATACTTATGCTTCTACATTCTTAATACCTGCAACATCATTAAGTGCTAGTAGTTCTCATGTATCTATTTACAATAGAACTGCTGGTAGTGGAACTATTAATGATTGGGGTACAAGTGGAGGGGCTTTAGCTTTTGCAACTGCCATAAGTTTATCAGGTACTGCCTATTTAGATTGTTATAATTCAACAACAAATAGAATAGCAACAGCAAATGCAGATGGGAAAGGTTTTTATATTGGCAATAGACAATCCTCCACATCTTTAAAATTATTTAAAAATGCCGCTCAATTAGGAACTACAAATGCCAATGCTTCAGTTGGGGTTGCAAGTTTAATTTCACCTTTAAATTTATTTGCTTATAACCCAGCTACAAATTTTTCAAATAGAGAATGTGCCTTTGCATCAATAGGAGATGGCTTAACAGATGCAGAATCATTAGCTTTTTACAATGCAGTTCAAACTTTTAACACAACTTTAGCAAGACAAGTATAATTATGAAACTAACAGATATAACAAGAGCAGAATATACTACTTATGTAGGACTTCTAACAGTAGAACAAAAATATGAATTAGT